TTTTCAGCAGTAGCTTTATCTAAAGTTAAAGTTACTTCATCATCACCCATATCATCACCAAAATCATCACCACCTTCTCCACCCATATCTCCAGTGGAGTCTCCACCTTCGATACCTAGTGATGCTTCATCATTTTCCATTACTTCTTCAAATAGTTTTTCAAATAGAGATTTATTGCTCATATTTCTATTTATACTATTTTATGTAATTTTTCTAAATTTTATAAAAAATTTTAATTTTTTTTATAAGTACTCTTATGGCTAGGTTAACAAAAAAACAAATTTATATGAATAACCCTGCTTTGCCAACAGCAGGAGCAGATTTTGAATGGACACCAGAAATGGTATCGGAATTAAAAAAATGTAAAGAAAATATATTACATTTTGCAGAAAATTATTTCTTTATTATTAATTTGGATGAAGGTAAACAAAAAATTAAATTACATTCTTACCAAAAAAAAGCATTGAGAATGATTAGAGATAATCGTTTTAATTTATTATTGTTTAGTCGTCAAACTGGTAAATCAACGATATCAACAATTTATATGTTATGGACTGCTATATTTTTTAATGATCAAAAAATAATGTTGGTAGCTAACAAAGAAAATACAGCAAAAGAAATTTTTAAAAGAATTCGTTTAGCTTATGAGCAATTACCAAATTGGTTAAAGTCTCCTGTTCAATACTATGGTCTGGAATCGTTGGAATTAGAAAATGGATCACGTATATCTATATCAACAACAACAGGTACTGCTGGTCGTGGATCTGCGGCTAACTTATTATTTATTGATGAAGCGGATTGGATTGAACCTCATCTTTTGAATGAATTTTGGGCATCTGTATATCCAATTATTTCATCTTCTATGAAATCCAAAATTATTATGGCATCTACTCCTAGAGATACTGCTGGATTGTTTTATAGATTATATAACGGATCTATAAAAGGAGAAAACGAATGGCAAAGTTTAAAAATTTTATGGAATGAAGTACCCGGACGTACAGAAAAATGGAAACAACAAACTATTGCATCACTTTCTGATGTAAGTATGTGGCGCAGGGAATTTGAATGCGAATTTGATGAAGTAGGTGAATCTGCATTAGATAAAGAATTATTTGATCAAATGAAAAAATATACATTAGAACCAATGTATATTTTGGATGAAGGAAAATATTCTTTATGGGAAAAACCTAATGACGAAAAAATATACGTTGCTGGTGTTGATGTAGCAGAAGGTGTAGGAAAAGACGCAACTGTTGTTCAAATATTAGATATAACAGATCCTAAGAGAATTAAACAAGTTGCTGTATATCATAATAATAAAATTACTCCTACAGAATTTACACCTAAATTAAGAGAAATATTACAACATTGGGGTGATCCATTAGCAATGATTGAAAGAAATAATTGTGGTGGGCAAGTTGTAGATAATCTTAAAAAAGATTATAATTATGAAAATATTGTTAATTGGGGTGTGGATAGAGTAGCTAATAGAACTTCTAATAAATTGGGGATTATTGCACATACCAATACAAAATATCATGGTGTGATGAATCAAAGATATTGGATTAATATAGAAAAAAGAGTACAAATTAATGATGTTGCAACTGTTTTAGAATTAAATGATTTTGTTCGTAGTAAAGCAGGAACATGGTCAGCTAAAAATGGTTCACATGATGATAGGGTTATGTCGTTAATCTGGGCATTAATGGTATTACATGAAGATATTGCTCCTGTATATTTCGATATAGTAGAAAAAGATGGTAACGGAAAACCAGTAATAATAAAATCTATAGATTACGGTATAAAATATTTCATGAATCCATTATCTATATATGGTAATGAAAAAGATGGATTAGGAGGAGATGCTCTTCCTTCGTTTATGGGTGGAATATCACAAATAGAAAATCCAGATATAGATGATTTGTTTAATCAAGGTTGGAGACCATATTAAATATTATTATGTCCAATCACTACGATCAATCATTTTTAAACAAATCTAGGAAGGATAAGTTTACACTTACTCTTACTCTTCCTGATGCATTAAAACCACTTAACAAAAAATTTCAAAGAACTAATGCTAATGTTGATTTAAATACACTTCAATTTTCTGTCTACGGAACTGTAGTACCAAAAAACACGATTCCAGCAGAAGAAGTTAGATATGCTGGAAGTACAGTATATGTATCATCTCATAATAAACCAACATACGAACCATTATCAATTAATTTTACTGTAGATAACCAATTTAATAATTATTGGGTAATACATAAATGGTTGGATTTAATGAGAAATGAAAAAAGCGGTATTTATGAAGGTGAGTTAACAGAAAGAGATCATGGATTAGGTCAATATTCTACTGATTTTGTGATAACTGCTAAAGATGAATTTCATAATGATGTTATACAATGGATATATAAATCTGCATTTCCTATATCATTAGGTGAAATATCATATAGTCATAGAGATGCAGGTGAAATAGAAACTACATTTGAATTTGTTTTTAGAAGAATAGAAACAATTTTATTAGTATAATATTAAAATTTGCCATAAAAAATACTAAATATCATTATGGCAAGAAGTATAGAATCACCCGGCGTTGAAATCTTTGAGAAAGATTTAACATTATCCCCTATTTTACCAGCAGGTACAAATATTTTCATGACTGGATTTGCTCCTAAAGGACCAAGTGATGAAATTATTCAAATCACATCTGTTCAAGAATTCGAACAGGTTTATGGAACACCAACAAATTCAGCAGAAAGATATTTTTACTATGGTGCTCGTCAAATTTTAAATGGATCTACAGGAAATTTATATGTAAGTCGTATGCCTTATGGTGATGGTACTGGAGAAGGATATGGATCTACTTATGGAGCATTAGTATATCCAGTAGTTGCTGTAGTAGAAGATGAAAATGTTGCTAATACAGTATATAGAAATGGAGAATTCATTGAAGCAAGTTTTTTTGCTGATGGAAGCTATTCTGGAAATTTACAAACTCAATGTAATAATATTGGATCATTATCAGCGTTACTGCCAACATTAACTGCTCAAGGACTACAATCTTATAGAGCATTTAATTTATCCGAAAAAGATGCATTAGTAACAGGATTTACTAATTATTATATTAATTATGCTACTAGCCAAACTTTATCTTCTAAAGCTTTATTGGCACAATTAATAGCAAATACTTATTTTGTTCCTAGTCTTTCAACTCAAGTTACATATGATTTAGATCAAACTAAAGCAACTTATGTACTTGGTGCTCCTAAATTCTTTGATCTTACTTTAGATCAATATAAAGGAGTAATTGATGGATCTGCATTTACTAATACAGCTTCAAATTGGTCTTCTATTGCTGCATCAAGCAATGGTATTCTTTCTCCCGGTGATTTTGGAAAAGCTGGTCTTATTATTTTAAATAAAATACAATCAACAATTAATAATCGTTGGGAAGGACATTATGTTGGATTAGCTGATAATACTAATCTAGAAGATAATACAGATCATAATTCAATTCGTAAAATTTACACAAATGGATCATCATCTTTTAATGGAATAGATATTAATTCTATGTTAGAAGTTCCAGTTGCTAAATTAGCATTCCCTCTTTCTGCTACTAATGATGCAGGAAATAATAGGAATTCTAATAGTATTTCTGAATCTTTAGAAAAAGTATCATATTCTTTTCCTGATATTGCAACTAGAAAATTTGATGATACTATTTCATTTGGTTTATTTAAATTACGTACAAGCCCATATAATCCAGATCCAATTAAATTAAGTTTTGCTTTTGAAGAAGCAAGAACTGGTTCCTTCGATTATTACAGACAAATAAATAACCAAAATGGTGGAATACCTTCTACCTTCTTCTTAGAAAACACTGTTAATAAATCAAATAATATTATTGCATTAGTGAATCCTTTCATGAGCGGTAAAAATAGTGGATCTTGGTTGGATGTAAATGGTGTACCAAAGAAAAAGGTTCGTGTATATGCACAACATTTGGTAAATTCATTGAAACAGGTTAATGATTCAAATTATTCTAAAGTAGGATTTCATTTAAGTGATATTCCAGATATTGAAAGTAAAATAACTTATGCAGATGCATTGTTCCCTGCTGGAAGTTATTCTAATTTTACAACTTCTGGTAAAGCATTAGGTTCAGTAACATTTAAATTAGATCGTACTCTTCGTAAGATCGAAAATGATGAAATATTTGATCTTGATCTAGTTGTAGAAGCTGGATTAGGAACAGTATATGCAACTGCTTGTGCTAACCAAGTTGATTATTTTGATGACACACAAATAACTGATGGATTACAAGCTGGCTTAGTAGCATTACAATCAAATGAATATGCTGGTCCAAAAGACAATGCAGGAAATCCATTAGATTATGCCGATGTTAAATTAAATCACAATGCAATTTTCCAAATTTTCAATAATTTTTGTGAAAATCTAAGAAAAGATTGTTTATTTATATCTGATCCATTACGTCAAATATTTGTAACAGGAGCAAATTATTTAACTACATCAGATCCTAACAAAGCATTTTCTCAAGTAATATCAAACCCATTAAAAAATTTATATAACACTGCAAATTCTAGTTATTCAACTACATACGGTAACTGGGTTAAGATTAATGACCAATTTGCTGGAATGAATATTTGGGTTCCTTTCTCACCATTTGCTGCTGCTGATATGGCAAATGTAGATAGAAACTTTGAACCTTGGTATGCTCCTGCTGGATTTACCCGTGGTAGAATTACTAATGCATTGCAATTAGCAATTACACCTAAACAAAAAGAAAGAGATCAGATGTATAAACATTCGATCAATCCAGTGGCTTTCTTCCCAAATGATGGATTTAATATATTCGGTCAGAAAACATTACTAAGACAACCAAGTGCGTTTGATCGTATTAATGTCCGTAGATTGTTCTTGTACCTAGAAAAAGCAACTAAGAAAACAACCAAGTATTTCGTTTTCGAACCTAATACATTGTTTACTAGAAATCGTGTTATAGCAGTATTAACTCCTATTTTTGATAGGGCTAAAAATACACAAGGGCTATACGATTATCAGATTGTTTGTGATAAGAGAAATAATCCACCTGAAGTAATTGATCAAAATGAACTAGTTGTGGATATTTACATCAAACCAGTACGTGCAGCGGAGTTTATATTAGTGAACTTTTATGCAACTTCAACTGGTGCAAACTTCAACGAAATCATTGGTGGATAACTAAATAATTAATATGGACGTACCTCAACAGACAATTAATAGTTTCTTTAATAATGCGGTAATAAGAGATTTCTCTAGAGATTACTTATTTCGTGTTGATTCAATAAATTTTGACAATGGTGCATTGATAACTCCAACAGGATTGCTTTATGCCAAAACTGCAAAGTTACCCGGACGAACAATTGTTAATCAACAAGTAAAATATGCTGGGCAGACATTTAATATTCCCGGTTCTGTTGAATTTCCCGGTCACGAAAATTATCAATTAGAATTTTATTGCCCAGAAAATAGCGATATTCGTGAAGTATTAATGAATGAATCCACAAGAACATTCGGAAATATTTTCGGTATTGCTGGTAGTGGACAAGGTGGTGGTTCTATTGCTAATGCTAATTCAGTAATTACTCTTTTACAATTGAATAAAAATTTAGATGCGATTTTTAAATATCGTTTAATTGGTTGTTCTATTCGTGAAGTAGGAGAAATAAGCTATAGTATGGCAGAAGGTAATGGAGCAGTTATGGTATTTACAGTTGGAATAGCATATCACTTTTTTGATAGACAAGCACTTGATTCTACTGCTGTACTACCACTAAATAGATAATGTGGCACAAGTAAATAAGTTAAGTCCTATACATCATTTTTTGTCTCTTTTGGGACAATGGGATTATGATGTACCATTAAATACACAATGGTCAGTTGTTATACAACCTGATGCTGGTAATGGATTATTTGATATAATAAAAGATTATACGCAAATTGATGCAAATAATTTTTATATTCCTACTTTTATACAAAATAAATTATTAAATGATAAGACTCAACCCAATTTAGATGGGTTGGGTCTTTATTTTGCCCAATCGGTAAGATTGCCTAAAGAATCATTTTCTCCTATATCAACGGGCACAGAAGGCACAGGAGGCTATATTAAAGGTATTGTAGGAGGAGATAGGCTAGATTTGCAAGCTAAACATTTAAATATTGATTTTTTAGAGACTAATATTGATTTTATAGATGGATTAATTCGTCCTTGGATCATAGCAGCATCTTATAAAGGATTAATTAATTTAGGTACTACAAATTCAATTAAAAGTTCTATTTATATTGTAGAATATACTAGAGATAGGGTTGTTGGTGTTAATAGACCAACTAGAAAAGCACATAAATTTTTAGGGTGTGTTCCAACTGATATATCAGATAAAAATTTAAAATATGATTCAGAACCAACAGAAGCACTTACAAATAATGTAACTTGGATGTTTGAGCAATATACATACGAATTATTTGCCCATGACGCATAATTTTGAATTTACTACAAAAATATATCTGCCAATTTTGAAGCAATATATAAGATGTAAGAGTTTAAATAATAATCATTATTTTAATATACTAAAATTTATAACAAATAATGATGAAGAAGGATTAAATGATTATTTTAATAATCTTATTTTAGATTTAATAGTAGACAAATCAATATATTGTAATTTATCTAATTTAGAAAAATTTATTATTTTATTAGAAATGAGATCAATTTCAGTTGGAGATTCTCTTCAAATAGCAGGAAAAAATTCTTCTAAAATAGATTTATCTATATTATCTATTAAAAATGTAATACAATCTAAAATAGATAATATAGAATTAAATTTAGAAATAAATTCTATCAACTATAAAATATGGTTATCAATACCGAAATTATTTTTAATAGATAATATAGATAAAATTTATACTGAAATTATTGATAAAATAGAAATAAATGATGAAATGTTAAAATTTTATGACTTATCGTATAATGAAAAAGAACTTATACTTAATAACCTCCCAGCAGAAATATCTGGAGATATATTAAAATATATTAAAAATATACAATTAATAATAGGAGATATTAATATAATTACTGGAAATGAAAAATTTGGTTTAGAAACTATTAAGCTTAGTGTTTTTGATAAAACTATGTTTATGTTTTTGAAGAGTATTTTTACAGATGATTTATATAATTATTATGAGTTACAGTATAATCTATTAAATAAAATGAATGTTTCTTATGAACATTTTATGAAAATGTCTCCTAATGAATCTAAATTGTTTATTAATTTTTATAATAAAGAAATGAAAAAACAAGAAGAGGCACAACAAAAACAAGGAGGGGCTATGCCATCATTACCTTCAATGCCATCTATTCCTAAATTTAGATAGTTATTGAATTTATTATATAATTTAATAAATCTTATTATGAGTGTATCTAGTATATTATCAAAATTAAATGATCTTAATAATTCTAATTTAGTTTCAATACATGTTCCATCAGCAAAAAAGGAAATGAAGTTTAAACCTTTATCTGTGAAACAACAAAAAGATTTGATTAAAAGTGGATTGGATGGATCTTTAGCTGGAATTACATTATCCAATATTATTGGAGAAATAATTATTGATAATTCTGTAGAAAAATATGATTTTTTAGTAACAGATAAATTACCTATTTTATTAGCATTAAGAAAACAATCATTTGGTAAAATTTTTATCTTAAAAGAAGATGAAAAAGAAACCGAATTTAATTTAAATGATATACTTAAAAAATCATTAAATTATAGTTTCGATACACAAGTAGAAATCAAGTTAGCTAATACTGATGTAGTTGCTCATGTTGATGTAATTAAAATTCAAGATGATATTAAAATAAATCAATATCAATTAGATAAATTAAGAAAAAATAAAGAAGAAGCAATTAGCGAAACTGTTGGTTCTATGTTTATCTATGAGATAGTTAAATTTGTAACTAAAATTTTAATTGGTAATGAAGAATTAGATTTAACTACATTACCAATTAAAGACAGATTAACTATTATTGAATCTGTTCCAGTTACACTGAATAATAGTATTTTAGAATATATTCAACAATTTAGAAAAGAAGAAGCAGAGTATGTTACTATTGAAGGTAAAGTATTACCAATAGATGCTAGATTGTTCGCTAAGGATTAATTTATGAATAAATATATTAGTGGATGATAAAATATTAGCAACTAAATTTGATAAATTTACTGAAGAATTAAAGAATATAGCTAAAATTCTTAAAGTTGCTAATGGTTTTAAAATATCATCAGCAGATCCAGAATTTAAAGGTGGTCCAATTAAGGGAGATGAAAAAAAGAGAGCTGAAAATGTAGCTAAAATAACAGCAAAAGAGATTGCTGCGGCAATGGGAGTTACTTTTAATTCTTTAATAAAATCATTATCTGGATCATCAAAACCTTTAGCTATTAAAGGTGTAACTAATATTGGAATTGCTAAATCTATATCTAAAACATTAGGATGGGATGCTTTTAAAGATAGATATGAAGAATGGAATGCATCATCTATTAGAAAATTAGTCTCTATACGAGATTACATGGCAAAATTAGTTGGTCTAACACAGGAATCAGCAGATTCTAAATCAAAAAAGAAAAAAGAAGAAGGAGGAAAAGGTATAGGAAGTATTTTAGGAGGAATAGCTGGATTAGCTTTGTTAGGAGTTGGTATATTTTTAATTGTACAAGCTTTAGTTGAATCTGCTAAAGTTAATCCAATAGAAGTGGTTAAAGTTTTATTAGTTGTTGGTTCATTTGTTGCATTATTTTTATTAGTTGGGATGGCAGGTAGTAGATTAAAAAACGCCGCATTAGGATTTGCTATATTATCTGCAACTATATTATTTTTAGTAATACCAACATTAAAAGTATTGGGTTCTATGGATTGGACTTTATTATTAAATTCCGTATTAAAATTTGGAGTAATAGCATTGGCTTGTATAGTAATTTTAAAATTATTATCAATGGTATCTCCATCTAATGTAATAAAATCACTTGGAGGTTTAGCATTGTTTGTACTTACAATAGGATTTGTAATAATTCCGTTATTAAATGTTTTAAATGATGTAAATTGGGATAAAATAAAAGACGGATTACTAAAATTTGGTGTAATATCTTTAGTTTGTATTGGAATATTAAAATTGATGTCAATGATGTCAGGTGATGATGTATTGAAATCTGTTGCTGGGTTAGCCTTATTATCACTTACAATAGCATTTGTTATACTTCCATTATTAAATACATTAGTTAATACAAAATTCGAAGAAATTATAGAAGGATTATTTAAATTTGGTGTAATAGCTCTTGTTTGTATAGGTTTAATGAAGCTTATGTCAATGATACCAGCATCTGATGTATTGAAATCAGTTGGAGGTATATTATTGTTTACTTTAGTAATAGGATTTGTTGTTCTTCCAGTTTTAAAAACTGTATCACAAGAACCATTTGAACAAATGCTAAAAGCATTAGGTTTTCTTGGGTTAATAATGGTTGGGATTGGATTAATTATAAGATTAACAGGTGAAATTTTGACTAGAGGTGGAGGAATGGTAGCAGCAATTGCTGGTTTAGTAGCTGTTTTAGCAATATCCTTTTTAATGGGTTATCTTGCTGATCAATTAAATAAATTTGCTTCATTAGATTGGTCTGCTATTGGACCTTCATTAGCACTAGCATTGGTTGCATTGGGTATTTTTGGAGCAGCAGTGATAGGCATAGGAGCATTGGTTTTAAACCCTATTGTAGCACCTTTATTGATTGCTGGAGCGGTAGCTGTAGCTGGTCTATCATTATTAATGGGTTTAATAGCCGAAGCACTTAATAAATTTAGTACTGTAAATGCAGATCAAATACAAAAAGTAGGAATAGGTCTCCTAGCATTAGGACCGGGATTAGTAGCATTTTTAGCAGGTATGGTTGGTGGTGTAGGAGCAGGTGTTGTATCAAAATTATCTGGAATATTTGGATTAAATCCAGCAGATCAAATTAAAAAATTCGAACAAATAGATGCTGATAAAATACATAAATTAGGATCAGGTTTATTGTTTATGGGACAAGGATTAAAAGCATTATCTAGTGATATTAATTTAGAAGGAATAACAAATCAAATAATTAAAATGACTGCACCATTAGTATCATTTTCAAATGGTTTGGTATCATTTACAGAAGCATATAAAAATTTAGATACAGCTATAAAAGGATCTGAAATTAATCGTATATACCAGATGAAGTTAGAAGCTGATACAGGCATACAAAAGGCTTTAGTAGATTTAAATCAAAAAGAAGTAGAAATATTATCTGCTCAATTAGATGAACTAAAGAGAAATGGGGAATATTTAAAAATTATTGCTAGTTCTTCTGGAACTAAAGGTGGTGGAATTGCATTAAGCGAAAATAATTTTGATAAATCAAGCGCATCAATATCTAATTTTTCTACTAAAAATTCTTATATGAATCATTTGAAGCTGACGACTTCATCTTTAGAATCATAACTAGTTATTAAATAATTAAATGAATAATATTATGCCATCAAGACTATCTGTATTGATGAATCAAAATCAAAATAATATCCCAGAAGGAAGAAATGATTCTAATATTATTGAAAAAAAACCAGATAATAGTTATAAATCTGAATTAGCAACTACACAAAATGTAGATTCTGGAAAAAATGCACCAAGTTCTGCGGTTTCTCCTGAACCAAAAAAAGAACCTTCTGTAGAAATTAATGTTATTAAAGATTACGATTGGACATATTCTAAAAATAAAATAAGAAAATTAAGTGAAATTCCATATATAAAAGTTAAAGAATTTAAATTAATAGGTAATACTTATATTTCTTCATTAATGACAACAGCATTATTATATCCAGATATAATTGAAAGTAATGTTGGGCAAAATTCTTTTTTTGAAAAAATAAATTCTAGTTTTTCTAATAATTCTTTTGCGAAATTTATGGGGGATTCTGTATCTAAAGTTACTACTGCTGTAAATAATACAGCACAAAAAACTGCAAATTGGGTTACAGAACAAATGAAATCTATTGATGACACAGCAAATAGCTGGGGTGACGAACAATTGATTAAAAATTATTCTTACCTTTATTTAAGAAGAGCAACAGGAACTACTTATAGGTTCCCTTATTATAATAATGATTATATAGCAATAAACAATCAATTTAATGATACATATAGTGGAAGTGAAAAGGATACAAGTCGATTACAAAAAGTATTAGATATAGCAAATGAAAAAGCAACTGCTGCTGGACAATATTTGAATATAGCTTCTGTCACAGAACCCGGAATGTATGTTCAAAGACCAAAATTTTATAATTTTGATGATAAAGGAGAAACATTTCTTGCTGATTTTGTATTATTTAATACTATTACAGAAAATGCATATTTAAAAAATTTAGAATTAATAACAAAATTATTAATTCAAAATACTCCGCATAGACATAATAGATTATTAGTAGATCCTCCATGTATATATGAATTAACAGTGCCCGGTAGAGTGTTTTATCCATATGCATGTATAGAAGAATTTACTGTTAAACATGTCGGAACAAAACGAATGTTAAAAAATGCACAAGGAAAAGATGTACCAGTTCCAGATGCATATCAATTACAAATTAAATTTAGATCATTAACAATGGAAGTTAATAATTTTATTATACCACAAATGGGGTCGGCAGGTATTAATGTTTCTAAAAGATCTGAAGCTAGTTCATCCTTTAAAGGAACTCCACCAGATACTACAGAGGTTTCAAGAGCAGCAGCAGAAACAGAAAGCAATCCTAAAACTGAAGCAGAACAAACAGCTAAAAAACAAGAAGAAGATTCTGGTTCTAAAAATGAAATAGTACCAAGATCAACAGAACCAGATAATAGAAGTGATGCTGATGTAATTAAAGAAGCCAAAGAAAGACACAATAGAAATCAGGAATTAAGACAATCTGATGGATTTGTTAATGAATATCAAAGAAATAGAGCAGCAGGAATGGGTGAAAGCAGTGCTGATGCCGATCTAATTAAAGAAGCCAAAGAAAGACACAGTAGAAATCAAGAATTAAGACAATCTGATGGATTTGCTAATGAATATCAAAGAAATAGAGCAGCAGGAAGAAGTAACAGTGGCATAACCGGAATAGAAGATTAATATGGAAAAATTAATAATAACTC